CCCCCCCCCCCCCCACCACTGCCATACAGCACAGGAAGGACAGCACGACCATGAGCAACATGGAATATCACTTTGAACCAGAAACACGAATATACCTACGCGGACACTCAAACGTCCTACAGGTCTTGGAAGATACCGGATTCAGCGGCGCTAGTAACGCGTTGGGTTTCGTAGTACCCGCCCCCGGCGCGAACACCTACGACAGTGTGACGGTGATCTTGCAGCACCTAGCACCTAAGACTACGGGATTCTGGGTAGCCTCAGTATGGCGCAATGATGGTGAGACACATGTCATTGGTGCAGACCTCCCGCACTACCAGTTCTTTGTGTTAGGTAATTCACACTACCTGAATATCCTTATCAATTATATTGCAGCTGGAAAGCTCAATCTCAAGGGTGAAAGTCAATACGAAAGTACCGACTATGGGGCTTTGTCAATCCCATTCAGCAATCGATTGATTCTTGACTTTGAGGAACTGCGAGACGGTCTGGATTCCATCGTGGGGGAGTTTCATTCACCCAACATCAAGCGCGGCACCCTCAAGGTGGAGGAATCTAAATTCATCGACCGCATGGAGGTGATTTTCGGCAAGCGCACCCTGCAAATTGAATTGTCCACTGATGAAGACAGCGGAGATATTCAGGGCTTGCGCTTCATTGATTACGACGTGGTGGCAGGATATGACATAAGCGATGTGGTGGTGCAAAACCACACATGGGGAGTGGTCATGACTCAGATTCAAGCATGGCTTGAGTCGATGCAGCCCTTCACCTTGCGTGACGTCGATATTTGGGAAAATGTTCCACCCTACCAAATTGCTGGTGGACGTCGCTTACCGCTGAGTGTGCGGTATACCCAGCTGTGTGAAGATAAGGACTATGACCGTGAGTAAACCAATTGATTTGGCTGCACAGATGCAGTCACTACTACCCGGCGCGGAGGACAAGACTCCGGCGCGTTTCGTGAATGAAGACATAGACCCCACCACCGTGCAGAGTCAATGTGACCCGCTGGTGTGGGTGCCAGACGATGGGGAAGGGATTCCAGAGCAGCCCCCCATCGACGTTCCCACCCCAGAAGAGGGGCACATATACCAGTCGCTCATGACGGGTGCACAGGTACGCGCTGTGCGTGATGTGTTGAATCTCACCGCCCGCGAAATGGCATCCCTGATGGGCACCTCCACCCGCACCCTGCAGCGAATGAGTGTGCCCAGCGCTCTGTTATCGACGCCTATGGTACGGACGCTGAGTGAGCTAGTACGCGAGATTGATGCGCTGCGTGAGCTGATTTCCACCATGGCGCGGGTGCAAGGCAATATCCAGCTGCACCGCCATGGGTGGCGACAGCTGCCAGAATCGGGACGCTGGATACCGGAGGCACTATGGGTGCAGCTGGTGGGTGAAGTGTGGCGCGCGGAGGTGGTCAAAGCCGGGGGAATTGAGCACGTTCCATGGTCACCCGTCATGGAACTGGACTAAAAAGGCCGGCCATTTTTGATAGTCTATTGAGGCTGTGACCAGCACAAACCCGTGAACGGGGGTAGATGATTCTACCCCCGTTCACTATGTCTTGACATAGTAGCGCGCCATAGGTATATTCATAGTTACCGGGTTCGGCACAGGGTCGAATCCATTACCCGGAAAGGACCGGTTATGTACACCTCCCCCACTCAGCGTAAAAGCGCTCAAGCCCGCCGCGTTACCCGCGACGCTGTGGCAGACGCCGCTATCATCGCCACCGCTACAGGCGTCTTGCGCCTAGATGTGCTTGCCCTTGAGCTTGAGGATGTTCCCACCATTGGCTGGGTGAGCTTTGCGGAGGACGGCATGTCGGAGGACACCATTCTGTACCGCGTTCACATTGGCCGTCGTCAAGTCTATGGCCGCATCGCCGTGGTCGATGACCGGGTGCTTGTGCAGACCACGCAGATGAACGGCACGCGCTTCACCGCCTGTGCAGACGCCGCTGATATGAGCGCTGTACGCGCGCTGATTCAGAACCGCTTGCGGTACGCGCCCCGCCGTCCACGTCGTAAAGACGGCACCGCTTAGCAGGTCAATCCCCCGCTGGGGTGGCGGGTAAACCACCCCATCTAGTCCTATTTTCCAAGGTCACAGTACGTGACAACCATCACATGACAAGACACCATTACACCTTGACATAGTAGAGTGCCAAAGTGTAATGTAATAGTTACAGGCAAGCGGCATAGGGCCGCACCACCGGATCGGAAGGAACCGACACCATGACCACCGAAAATGCAATCATCGAATTTCACCACATCGCCGGTGAAGACCGCCTACCCTTCACTAAATGGTCACGGCTTGATGTGGTCGTGAACGGCACCTACCGTGCCAAAATCACCTACACCCGCCCCGGCTGTGGAGCCACGATCATAAAATTGGTGGACCTGGAAACAGGCACTGTCGTGGATAGCCGCGAGATGGGCAATCACGGATTCAATGCAGACGTGAACCACACCATTACCCGTGAGATGGTGCGCACCGCCCTTGCCCGTGGCTGGTGGGTATAGTCCCCATCTAAACCCCGCCGGGGTGGCGGGTAAACCACCCCACCATTTTGACCCTTTTCACCCGGTGCGGCACAGGCCGCACCACAACCCGGAGGGAACCGGAAATGTCGAACTCAGATACCAAACCCGTGCTGTACCCCAAAGTCACGTACGACGGTGACAATGTTTTGTTCGATGGGGAGCACCGCGCCACGTTCGTGGAGCTTGATGCCCCTGGTGGATTCACTGACATGCGCCTTGTGGATAAGGAAACAGGGCGGGCTGTGGATCGCATGATCGTGGGGAGCTGGGGTTATCAGGAATGGATGCGGGCACGTGACCGTGGCTACATGGTGGACGCCGCCCTGTGGCGTGGATTCTTTCGCAACCCGTAAACCAACAGCTGTGAGGGACACGAACAAGTCCCCTCACACCACTACAGAGAAAGTGAACTAGACCAATGCGCAAAGAAGTAATTCAGGTGGCCGTATACGTTGCCCTCATGGCGGGGCTGGTGGTGCTGATGGTGGTATTGCCATGAAAACAATACCAGCAAAGCACAAGCTCAATTGGGAAGCGCAATACCGTCTCATTGAGGGCTTAGTAAATGTAGTGGTCAATGATGAACCACTACAACCCGCGATACGAAACTACATACCGTGGTGGGTGCCAAAGCACTCAGATACGGAGCTGTACCACTATGCATGGGAGGTTGAAACAACCTCGGGAGATATGGTGCTGCTCACCATCAATGTTTCATCTGAGGAAACCCACATATACGTGCATAGGCATGTGGAGGCTCAATGGTGGCGTGACGATGAAGAATTGTACTTCTATTGCGACTACGTATATGCCCATAGAGCAGAAAAAGGAAGCCCACACTATGAAATGGTGCAGCTTGCCATGACCCATCTGGTGGCTGAATTGGTAGCACACTTAGGTATGGATATGGAAATGGAGTGGTGACGTGCCCATCTTCGACCCCTCACAGTATGAGCTGTGGGGGCGACGTATTCCAATCCCGGGTGATGCTGGTAATCGAATATTGCCACTCAACTCAGAAATTGCACACAACATAGCGCGCATGCTGCAATCCATGGGGCTGGACAAGGCAAGCTTTGAACAGTCCTTTACACTCCCAAGCGGTATTGAAATTGTGTACGTGGGTAGGGGTGTTTCCACTGGGTGGAATAACGGGACGATCATGTCGTACCGGGAACCTTCCCCTACCGCTCACACCCCGTATACACGGCCGGGTAACCCTCTACGTACTCCACCAGTGCGTACTGATATTGAATGGACCTATGTCCCCTGTGCAGGGGCACATGACCTTGGACGCTACATTTTCACTGAGTCTCGCGCCGGGTGCTTAGGTGCGTACACGTGGGCGTTTCCTGTGGCTTATGTCATGGGGTGGGAGGTTGACCGTGTGACAGAGCAGGGTACAATTGCCTATTTCTATTTCGATAAGTTTGACATGAACAACCCCAGTTCAAAAGGAACTATCAGAATTGATATGTCACCTTTTGAATTTGTCAGTAACAACGGCATTAGGTCATGTAGATACGATATTGACTTGAAATATCTATATGGTGCGTACAACATGTATTTTGACAATAAAATAAGTGAATCGGACTATCGACGTATTGAAATCACCCACTCATTTCAATACGGACTACCTGAACAAATGGACCATCACATTTCACACATACAAAGCGCCATTGACGAATCACTAAGGGAGGTAACCCAATGGTAACCGGAACCCCCGCGTCTGCGTGTACAGATGTGGTGAACATGCACAATGAATTGAATGAGCTGCGTGGAGAATCAGCTGTGATAAGGCAGAACGTATGCCGCCTCGCTGCTATCGCCGTGGACTATCGGGGCGTCACAGTGACAGAGCTGGCCAAGCAGCTAGGCGTGTCACGCAACACCGCGCAAACCTACACCAGCCAAGGCCGTGCTTTATTGCGCGCCGAATTGGAAGCAAAGGAAGATAGCTAATGTACCCGTCCCCCGCCCCTGTACCTGTACCTGATATCCACAAGATGTGGATACCCGCCATGCGCCACTACATCTACACCGGTGGCCCCGCGCGTGAACTAGCCCTATCCACCCCAGCTATACGCACCACCCCAGTCGCAATCGATATTGAAACAGCTGGTCTTGAGGACTTGTCATTCTATGTGAAATGCTTCACAGCCTCATTTATGGGGGAGGATGGGGAGACACACGCCCTGTTGCTTGACCCGCGCCGGGACGATGATGCACAGGCGATCGCCCGCATCGTGGAGGAATCACTGTTGCTGATTCTCCACAACGCCCCCTTCGACTTGCCACCGCTGCACTACCTGGGGTGTTTCCCCCTTGACTGCGTGGACAAAGTTCATGACACCGCCGTGCTGTCGCGCATGGCGTTCCCCGATAGACTGGTGGATCATTCCCTTGCCGCCATGGTGGCGCACCCAGACGTAGGCGCAACGGAGATTCCCCCGGAAACCATGGCCACCGCTTTCGCAGCCCGTGGCTTTGCAACCCAGCGTGAAGGCTGGGAAGGTATGGACATAGATTCATTGTCGTACAGGTTGGGTGCCATGGCCGATACCACGGCCACCTTGCGTATCGCAGCCCCGCTGCATGAGCTGTGCGTGAACTTCACCATGTCCAACCCCATTGAATCGCCCCACGGTTGCACCACCCGTGAGCACGCGGAGCGCCTTATCAATCGTGAGATGGTAACCAACCGGGTCATGATGCGCCGCAACATGCAAGGGCTGGGAGTCAACACAGAGTACCTGGACAGCTACCTTAGCTCACACGTGGCGGAGCAGGACAAGAACACCGCCATTCTTGACGCCGCTGGTATCCGACCTGGTAACGGGGCTGATTTGGTGACCGCACTCAGTGAGGCAGGGGGGCTACCGGATAATTGGCCCACCACAAAGACCGGCAAGCTCAAGGCTGACAAGGCCGCGCTGGGGGAGCTACCCGATCACCCCCTTGTAACGGCACATTTGCAGGTCAAGGAACTGGCCAAAGTCACTGACTATTTGACCAAAATCAAACGTACCGCGTCGATTACAGGCCGCACCCACCCGCAAACCCAGATTCTGGGTGCTGCAACCACCGGCCGCATGAGCTACGCGGCCCCGCCATTGCAGCAATTTAGCGCCGATGCACGCCCCATTATCGTGCCAGATGAAGGCACAGACTGGGTGTCTATTGACTGGTCTTCTATTGAGCCGGTGCTGATGGCCAATTGCGCCCGTGACCACGCATTTTTGCAGGGCTTCGACGATCATGGAGCTGATTTGTATTTGCCTATCGTGGAGCGCGCCGGGGTGGATCGCAAGACTGCTAAGGTGATTTTGCTGGCTTCGATGTACGGGCAAGGGCTTACCTCCCTTGCCGCCCGCCTCAAGGTGGACGTCGAACAGGCACGCGAACTAAAGAATCGTGTGTTTAGCGAGATGCGCGCAACGGAGCAGTTCATGCTGAACATCAAAGTGGCCGGGGGCCGTACAGGACATGCCATGTCCCCCGCTGGTAGGCACCTGCTTGTGCCCCGTGGACCGGATAGGCAGCTCAAGGATTACGTGGCGGTCAATCAATTCTGTCAGGGTGGAGCCTACGACGTCTTGTCCGAATGTGTGAATGAAGTCCACAAGCGGGGTCTATCAGACGCCGTACACATCATCATGCACGATGAATTGATCGTGAGCGCTGATGTGGCTGAGGAAGTACAGTCGATCATGGAGACCCCGCCCGAATGGCTGAACGCATGGGCTGGGAAACAGGTTGTCTTGCGCACAGACGCGAACCCGCTTCATGGCCATTGGGAGTATGTGTAATGGATCATTTGTCAATCTGGATAGCGTTCTTTTGCCTAGCTACGCTGCTTGTTTTCACCGCCCCCCCCCGCCGTAGATAGGCCAACACCCCCGCTAGCTCACTTACTAGCTAGCGGGGGTGAATTGGTATAGGCTTAAATCTTGTAAACATAAAAACGCCCCCGCAAGTTGGAGCTTCGGGGGCCGACCGACCAGAAAGGGGTAACTGAATTGCTCGGTAACACCAGCTTAACAGTTGTCCTGGGTTCGACGCCACCCAACACGGCTGACGAACCTGTTTTGTTGAAATTCACCCGTGAATTGTGCAAGCTGCACCTGCCTGTACTGCTCATTCAGCCGGGTACGAAAATGCCGCTTGACATGCGGTCTAGTCATGAAAAGAAACAAGACCCCCGTTCGGGGGTGCACATGGCTACCGATAACCCCACCACACTCAAAAAATACATTCACCGTGCGCGCCGGGATGCTAATGAGAAGCGCCCCAAAACTCACCCGGCCCCGCTGGAACCAAATGCCCCGTTGAATTTTGCCGTGCGGCTGAGGGGAAGCGGCTACGTGGTGGTTGATGCTGACACGCCACAGGAAGTAAACGCCCTCAAGCAGTTCCTCGCCCCTGAGTTCGGGGGACTGGATAAGGTACCCGCCCCTACCGTTCTTACCCCTGGTGGTGGAGGTCACAGCGGGGGTGGGCACTGGTGGTTTAAGCTGCCCGATACCGTCACCATCTCGGACGATATGCCCGCCGTCCATAAGGTCACCACAGAGCATGGTTCATTCTCTGTGTATCTGAACGACGCCTACGTTCTGATTCCACCGTCCACGCGACCGGAGGGCCCCTATGTGGCCAACGCCCCAGACAACCCGCTGCCTATCACTTTGGCCATGGAGCTAAAGACCCGTGAAGTCTCCATCAAGGAAGCAGCCCTAGAGCGACAACGCCGCGCTGAGGAACGTGCACAACATCTGCAGGCAGGGGATTTCACCCTTGACCAGTCGATAGCGGAATGGGCACAGTCAGTGAGCTGGGAGGAACTACTTACCCGCCACGGCTGGCACGCATCTGGCACCGTAGACGGTTGCGGCTGTGCTATCTTCACCCGGCCCGGTGCACCGTCTAGTCCTAAATCCGCTACCGCTCATGAGGCGTCATGTAGTTTGGGCCGCTACGATGCTGAAAATTCCCCGCTGCATGTGTGGACAGACAACGCCCCTGATGAGATAGCCGCGCACATTATCGCACGCAACACAAAGACCATCTCAAAGCTCACCTTTGTAGCGCTCATGGAGCATGGCGGGGACATGACCAAAGCTATCAACGCTTTGGGTATCAAAATCCCTATGGACCTGGTGGGTGTGCCGCTTGACTCAGCCCTCATGGCTGCGAATCACATTGGGGAGGGGGCCGCGTCGGCGATCACCGCTGCTGATTCCACCACCGCGCTGGGTGGCCCCTCAGCGGTCACCGCTGCCAACACCTACAACCCCGCTCCCGAACCTGCCATTGAGCAGGTCAATCAACCGTGGATTGACCGTGACCGCGACCACGCTGAGGAATTTATAGAGCATGTGCCACAGTACAAAGGCAAGCCTAATTTGGAAGGCAACATGTGCGTGGATAACGAATGGGGCGTGTTGGTACACGGGCATGATCCAGACAAAGACTACCCAGAGCCGGTAAGTAACCCCATGATGAACAGCGTGGAAGCTGAAAACATTCATGATGATGAAGAAGCCCTCATCGTCAAGCACGACGTCATGATCAGCCCCATCAAGGAAGAACACCACCAATGGGCACCCGGTCAAGAACAGCTAGGGAGCAAAGACCCTGCTGATGGTATCGACCCGCGCACCGTAAAAGACGTCATGGGCCGGGGAGTCTTCTCCATGTGGGGAGTAAATACCGGAACCAATGCGGAAGAAATTAAGGCACTTCAGAAAATCCGCCCTGGGTTTGCTGACTGGCAGGGTGAAACTCAGGAAATACCCAAAGTCACATGGGATGTGGACGGCCTCATAGAGCACCGTGGATTCACCTCCATCATCGGAACGCCGGGTGCGGGTAAATCATTTGTCGCACTGGATATGATTCTGCACATGGCCACGGGCAAACCGTGGCAGGGCCGTGACGTGCAGCAACAGAATGTGCTGTATGTCATTGGTGAAGGTCTTCCTGGTGTCATTGCCCGTGTGCGTGAATGGGAGATTAGGCATGAGGAAGATTTGCGTGGCAAATTCTTTATGATCACAGAGCCTATGTTGACAAATGGAAATGCCGCCACATGGGCATGGATGTGTGCGCTCATGCTCAAATACAATATTAAGACTGTTGTGTTTGACACCCTAAGCCGAATGATCGCCGGAACAGATGAAAACTCATCTAAAGAAATGAATCAGGTCATTAACGTATTTGACAAAGTACGTACAGTGACCGGAGCGGGGGTTGTGGTTGTACACCACACCTCCAAAAGTGGAAGTTCCGGGCGCGGTTCAAGCGCGTTGCAAGGTGCGCTTGATAGTGAAATTATGGTCGAAAAAGACCACAAACTAGACAAGCGCGGAGAACCAGTCAAAGACGATAACTGCGTTGGGAAACCAATACGCATTAGGACAACAAAAGTAAAGAATGGTGAAGGCGCTGAGGGTGAAGACAGCATTAAATTGTCTATCACCAAATCCGGTGAATCTGCGTTACTCACAGACCGTGTAGGTAATATCGGAAAACCTACTTTAGGGCTGCCTAATGGTCAGCCAGCACCTGTAGAAGCGCTCACTGTGGAGGAACAGCTAGCCGCCGCGCGTGCGGAGATTGAACAGCTCAAAGCCGCCGCTGCACCGGAACCAGTGGCCGCACCACCAGCGGAGGTTACCAGTGCCCCCGCTCCTACACTGGCCGCTGTGCCAGACCCGGAACCTGAACCGGTGGCTGAACCTACACCTGTGGCCGAACCAGACGTCACACACCTGTTTGGTGTACCGTCCATGGCCCCGGAACTGGTGGAGGAACCAGAACCTGAACCCGCCCCCTTCACCCCTACCCACCTGGTGGAGGGGTTGACAGATGCACAGCTAGAGATGCAGGTCACCACACCTAATCCCATGCTTGCAGCACTGGCACAGATGGAGCTGGATAAGCGCCGCGCTGTGGTAGAGACACCGCAACCCGCACCGGTAGCCGCACCTGAACCTGTGGCAGCCCCTGTACCACCAGCACAGACGGTGAACCCAGCCGCGCTGTTCGGTACCCCGTCCATGGCACAGCCTCCCGCACCCGAACCGATTCCTGTGGCCACCCCTGTACCGCCAGCGGAGGTTTTCGACGCCCCCGCCGCCGCGCCACAGGCACCCACCCAGGAACCTGTACAGCCGCCGATAGCTGCACCTGAACCAGCGGAGACGGTACAGGCACCGCTGCAACCGTTCGGCACCCCGCCCGTGGCCGTGTCGCCGTTCCTGAATCCCCCGCCGCAAGTGCCAGCGGGGCTAGATTTTGAGAGTGTGACCAGTCAGGTAAGCTCCATTGTCTTTGGCAAGCTCACAGGACAGCCACCATGGGAGTGTGTCACAGTGACAGATGTGCTGGCAGAGCTACGTACCAACGTGCCTCTTGATGGAGCGACCGCCACAAAGCTAGTCACCTATTTGCTGGGTGAGTTAGCGACCGTTGGCAAGCTGACACAGGCTAATCAAGGCACCTATCGGCTAAGGACGTGACAAGAACCACACCCTCACAATTGGCACGCTAGTGTGCCAAAGTGTAAAGTAGTAGTTACACCGACGGGGAGCGGTTAAACTCCCCGAATGTACCTGTTTTCCCTGTTCACAAGGAAGGTGAGCGTAAGCCATGCCAATTTCCGACAAAGACCTATCCGACCACATCGACGCCTACGCGGCCCCCGGCCCTATGCAAATCCTGGGGGAGCGCACCCTTGCCGTCCACGACGCGGAGAAGGCACTACGCGCGGCTGAGGGGTACCATCATCAGGAACCCACCTTCGACCAAATCTACGACGCGGTTCATGTCCATGACACCCGCACAGACCGCGTGATCAATGTCATTCAGACCGCCGCCATAGGCGTTGGGGTCACCATCACCGTGGTCACGCTGATGTGCTTGAGCCTTATCGCAGCGGGGGTGTGAGCTGGTGTCACCAGCATTCCAAGAACCCAGAACCTTGCGGCCTTACCAGCTTGAGGCTGTGGGGGCTGTGGAGGAATACCACGCACAAGACCTTGAGCGCCACACCCCTATCGTGGTCATGGCCACGGGCATGGGTAAGTCCACCGTGATAGCCAAACTTGCCGCTGATGAGTTTGCCAGGGGTGGGCGCGTATTGCTGCTTGCCCACCGCCGTGAGCTTCTAGACCAGATGCTTGCCACCATCGTTGCTGTAGCACCCGGTGTGGTCACCGCTGCCAATATGGGAGTGGTGCAGGGGGTGGCCAACCAATATGAAAAAGACGTGGTGGCGGCTACATTCCAAACCTTATCCAGGTCACCTAAGCGCGTTAATTTGCTGGGTGAGCGCACCCTTGTCCTGGTCGATGAAGTCCATCACTCCACCGCACCCAGCTACATTAAGGTGCTAGAGAAACTAGGCGTCGTGGACGGTCGCACCAAAGCATGTGGCTTCACCGCCACGGCCACCCGTGCAGACGGCACCCTCGGTGACGTGTGGGACAAGGTGGTTTTTGAACGCGGCTTGATGTGGGCCATTGACAATGGTTTTCTTATCAAGCCCCATGGACTCACCGTAGTACACCCCGATCTTGAACTAGACAAGGTGAAGATAGTGGCGGGGGACTATCAAGCGCGCGACCTGGAAAAGGCCATGCGCGCATCAAGCGAGTCTACGGTCACAGCCATGATGACACACGCAGCGGATAAGCGCTGCATCGTCTTTGCCGCCGGTGTCGAACACGCCTATGAGATAACCGAACGCCTCAATGAGGCAGAGCCACACAGCGCACTCACGGTGGTGGGGTCGATGACCCGCAAAGAAAAAGACACCGTCTTTGACTTGTTCCGCCGGGGGTCCATCAAGCACATGGTGACGGTGCAGGTGCTCACTGAGGGTGCAGATTTCCCCATGTGTGACTGTGTAGTTATGGCACGGCCCACCCGGTCTCAGGTGCTTTACACCCAAATGGTGGGCCGCGCTTTGAGGCTGCATGAAGACAAGGAAAGTGCGCTTGTTTTGGACGTTGCTGGTACCACGCAGGACATGAGCCTACGCACGATCACCTGCCTTGTGCCCAGCGCGGAGCAGCAGCGCGTATCCCCCACCTCTACAGATGACCCCGGTCAAGCACCCGCACCTGAACCAAAGGTGATCCGGGATCGTATCGGGGTGGTGCCCATGGAGGAAACAGATTTGCTGGCAACCTCCCCCGCGTTGTGGCTCACCACCAAAGGTGGCTACCGATTCCTTGACCTTAGTGATGGATGCTTTGTCTTTGTCTACCCCCGCGCTGATGACCTAACCCCCGGCTGTGCAGCCAAAGTGGGGTGCACCAAAGTGAAGGTGACAGCGGAGCAGTACTGGCTGCTCAATAAGGGTATCGCCCCCGGTAACGGCACCGTCGAACAAGCCATAGAAGCGTGCGAGCTGGTGGCAGAGCGCTGGGGCGGAATCCCAGACCGCAATGCGCCGTGGAGGGGGCGCCCCACACCCAGCGAGAAGCAGGTGAATTTTGCACTGAAACTAGGCGTCAAAGATGCCAAGCGAATGACCAAAGCACGACTGTCTGATGAAATATCCATCGCCCTAGCCAGCCGTGTCATTGATCCCATGGTTAAAGCATGGGAAGCACAGGAAGGAACCAAACTACCATGACCACCTCACAGAACCCCGCCGCCATGTTCGGCACCGCGTCCACGGCCACCGCACAATCCCAGCTAGAGACACCTGTTCATCACTACCCACTGCCAGGTGAGCGCCGCGAGTACACCCCCAATACCCAGTGGGGTAAGTACGTGCTGCCTCACCCTGAGACTGGGGAACAGGGCAAATTCACCCGCACCACCACCGGTGTGCACACCCTGGACAACACCGCTGGCTTGGACAAGTGGAAGCTACGTAACGTTGTTTTGGGCATCAAACAGAACCCGGATTTGCTGGAAAATGTGGACCTGTTGGGTGAACCACGCGACGTATCCAAAGACCTGGATACGGTGGCTGATGAAGCACAGACGATAGCAGGGGCTAAAGATGCCGCCGAAAAAGGCACCGCCATTCACGCTTGGATTGAGGCTGTGGAAACAGGTTTTCGCCACATTGACGATGTGCCCACCATGTTCCGCCCCTTTGCAGATGCCTATTTCAACGCCCTGAGTGAGGCCGGGATAACCATTCTCCCAGACCTGGTAGAGCGCATCGTGTGGAACAAGGATTTAGGCTGGGTCGGTACCTTCGATAACGTCTGGGAGCTGGCAGACGGCACCCGTGTTATTGGGGATAAGAAAACATCCAAAGACTTGCGCTACAGCTACGCTTCTTTCGCCGCTCAAATGGCGTGCTACGCAGATGCAGATGCCATGCTCAAGGTCGATGGTTCAGGATGGGAGGCACCCCCAGCTGTGGGTAATGTGTTCGGAATCATAGCACATATTCCGTCCGACCGTCCCGGTCATTGTGAGCTGGTCACCTACGATCTTGAGGAAGGCCGCCGCGTGTTGGCTTTGGCCGCTGCCACCCGTGAAGTGTACGAAAAGGCAGGGACCAAAATACCCCGTATCCATGAGATTCCCCGCCCCGTTAAGTCGCTTGCACAACTGATTGAGCAGTGCCAAAATCAAGATGAACTATCCGCTGTGTGGGGGGCTAATCAGGATATGTGGACTGATGAACACACCCAATTGGGGCTAGCTAAAATGTCCTCATTCAACCAGTAGCTTGACACGGGAACGTGCCAGAGTGATAATGGTGAACGTATCCGGCAAAGGAACATGAACCGGTTACCTGCAACTTTCAACTTCACTCTTCATCTTTCCCGCTATCAAAGCTAGTTCCGCTTTTCTCTCCTTACAACGCATGTGAATACGTGACTCTGGGATCAAGCCCCTTTGGTTAGCGAGACGGTGAAGACCAATCGCCACCGAAAGGGGCTTTTCTCATGACCAATCCATACCAAACACAGCAGGGATTCCAACAGACCGCCGCTGCTCCACAGGCACAGCCCGGCTACAACCCAGCTACCGACCCCAACAATCCCCTGCTGAACCAACAGCCCCCTGCACAGGCACCGGTTCAACCGCAAAACCCCGCTGCTCCACAGGCACAGACCCCGCCGCCTGCCAACAACGGCATGGCCACCCCTAGTGGCTCCATCGGAAACCCCGCTGACATGTTCGCAACAGGCACCACCACAGGCAGTGGCCACAAGCTCACCGACGATGAGGGCGCATGTGTCCTGGTCAAAGCACAGAGAGTGCGACAGATGATTACCACCCAGTACGGGGAAAGTGAAGCTGTACAGGCCAGCTGGGTGGTCCTTGATGGTCCCAACGCCGGGGCTGTGCGCAATGACTCCCTGATTTTCCAGCGCTTCATCGTCAACTCCCTCACGTCCAACTTCGACAGTGGTCGCCCATTCACCGTAGGCGTGATATTCCGCGATCAAGCACGGGCAAAGAAGGGACAATCCGCACCTGTCGTGCTTGCAGACCCCACCGACGAACAGCTGCAGGCAGCCATGGCCGCCGCTAAACAACAAGGGTGGCTGTAAGCGACATGACCAGCAACAACTTTCCCACCGTCGTGGTGGACGCTAGCCGTTCCTCGGACGGCATTGTTCCAGCGCTCCACCACACCCACAGCGATGACGTGGGGCTTGACCTCAGGTGCGCTGAGAATGACATAATGATCTTCCCCCATGAGCACGTGCTTGTGGAAACTGGGTGGAAGGTCACCATCCCAGCCAACCATGTTGGTCTTGTGTGCCCACGCAGTGGACTAGCCGCCGATAAGGGCATTACCGTACTCAACGCGCCGGGCATCATCGACCCCGGCTACAGCGGTCAAGTGAAGGTGATCCTACACAACCCCACTGAGGAAACGGTCACGATCTCCACCGGTAGCCGGATCGCTCAATTGGTGGTGGTACCGTGCATCAAGCCCGTGCACTTTGAGGTGACCGACGCCGTGCCAAAGCAGGATAGCTTACTGGCTGAGGTGCCGCGCGGGGCTAAAGGATTTGGGAGTACGGGACGGTGACCGGCGATGCGATCAATCCCAGCCACTACAAAACGCACCCGGTCTTTGGTGATATTGAGTGTGTCGATGTCACTAGCCGCCTTGGCTTCCTACGTGGCAACGCGATCAAGTATTTGTGGCGTCTGGGTAGGAAAGACGCTGCTAGCCAGGACGCTCACAAAGCCTTGTGGTACATCGACCGGCTGGCTGAGTCTTATACGGCACCCAGTGAGTCCCCCGGGGTTAGTCACGTTCACGCCACCACAATCAAAGACAGCGAGTTACTTAGCCGTCTTACACCTACTCACCAAGTGGATTTGATTCAGTGGGCCGTGATCGGGACAGACAACAATGAATCGCTAGATGAAGCCGCCGCGTTGTTGATCCACCATCTTGCCACCAGCGGCAAGCAGAGTGGGGCACGTGAAGCGGCGTTGTTCATGCGACTGATTATGACCAAATACAAACTGTGGTAACATAGTCAGCACCAAACACGAAAAGACGCCCCCACCGTAGAACAATGTTCCATGGTGGGGGCGTCTTTTACTTTCCCGCCGTCCCTGTACCTGAAAGGGACATGCTTACTCTATCACAGTACAGTTACGTCACTGTGACGGGTATTCCCACTGCACAGCTGCTGCTGCGATGGGGGATATGGTCGGCGGCCCTGGTGGATCGGGGAAGGCTATGAGCACTTCCCTGAGTGCCACGCGCACACTGCCATTGATCTCAGCCTCTTCTTGCAGCTTCTCAATCGTGGCCCACTGCTGGGTGAGCCGTGTGTTCAGCTGGTCGATTTGGGCCTGTTGCTGTTCAAGCAGTATGGAGGTGGCGCGCTCTGCTCTATCTAGCTTGTGCTCTGCGTATTCGGCATCACGTTTCGACCGTTCGGCCTCACGCTCTGCTCTATCCGCATGAGCTTTGAATGTGGCAGAGACAAGTGTGACCACACCGCCGCACACAGCGGAGACACAGCCAATCAGTGCAATGATGATCCCATCAGAAATAAGGGGCATGACCACGCCCCTCCCTTCTTTTAGCTGCTCATTGCGGCCATGTCACGCAGAATGTCCACCGCACTAGGTACGGTATGGTGACGCCGTGGGGCAGGTGTCAGGGTACCATCCTCATCAGTCAGCGTGTGACGGCCGCCGCCGGTGTGAGTGGACTCATTAATCAAGTCAATGACCGTTTCAATGTCCACCACAGGGCGGCGATCATCACTGTCCTTGTTGGTGCGCACCGCTGCCATACCACCAACAGCGGCCACGATGATGGAGACTAGCGGGGCCAGTTCCCCACCCAGCCGGTCGATGGTAGCCGGGTCCACGATGCCAAAGGCAACAAGTGCCAGGCCAAATATTGATGCAGCCGCGTAGCAAATCTTGCGAATGTACCACGGGGTAATGAGTTTACCCAGCTCTTTCATGGTTTCTCTCCCTTACTTAGCCGGGCGCTGTTTGCGCCCGTTGTCAATGTCGATTTCATCCTGAATGAACTTATCGACGTCTACACCCTGCAGCTGTAGGGTGAGGCGCAACATCTTGTGCACCTCCCACAGGGTGCGGTCCTGGATTCTGAAAAATGGTTCGGCCTCAAAAGTCTTGGACTCATTGACCGCGCTTTGAATGCGCATCGATTCCAACTCCCTAATGTCTTTGTCACCAGCGGGAATACCAGTGAACAATTGGTGTAGCTCTTCACGGGTGCCTCGGAAAGCCCCGGCGTCGATACCACGATCATGCCCGGCCACGTTGGCACTAGATGTGAACTGCCAAATAGCGACGTCCAAACCGCCGTATCCCTGCCAGCCCGCATCACCGCTGCGTTCGTAGATGGTACTGGCAAAGTCAACATTGTTATCGGGGTACCATGACGTCCACAGCGGGGGTAGCCCGTCAAGCTGTGGACGGCCCAACCGGTCACGCCAGTACCACGACGGCATGTAGGTGAGGAAGACACGGTACCCGCGCGCTTCGATAGCGTCCTTCACCCGTTGGAAGTGACCAACGTCATGACCGCTACCGTCCTCAATATCCAAGGCCACAGGTAGGGAGGTATCCCCTCCTACCACATCGTTCAAGGTATCGGCGTGTTCATCCGGGGTAGCGTCATGGACAATGTAGCAGTACACGGCCACCTCTAGCCCCGCTGCACGCGCGGCGTCGATGTGGCGGCGACAGAAACGGTCACGCCATGTACCCTCATTGGCTTTGATGATCACCCACTCAAAACCTTCACGCCCCACCTGGTGAAGATCAATATCGGGCTGATGGTTGGAAATGTCGATACCATAAATGACCTCTGACATATGCTCCTCCCTTGGGGGATTAGTCACTGTGACGGGTGCTCCACCCGGCCAGGTGGCCCCGGCCAACACCGTGGCCATGGGGTCTAGACGATCCGGGCCGGGCTGCGACCACACGTACCGGTGCCACTCAAAATGCAAGTGCGGGGCCACACCACCATTAGTGGAGGAATCAGGATTGATCCGCGCGATGCGGTCACCCTCGTTCACCCACTGGCCGGGTACAACCTCTGGCACCGTGTGGCCGTAGACGCTGTAGCCACCGCCTACCTCTGTGGGGTGGTCGATGGTCACCCACATGCCAAACCCACTAGCACCGCCCGCATATTGGACGGTGCCAGACTTGACGGCAAAGACGGGATAACCACCGCTGCCACCATCATGGCCAAAGTCGGTACCCCAATGCATCCCGGACCATTCACCCTCACGATTCCCGAACGGGGAGGTGACATAGAATCCCTGCTCTACAGGCATGGTTGCCATTTAGCGCAACACCTCCTATCCGAACTCTTGCGGCGTCATGTACTCACCTAGACGCCGCACCCACTGGATTTCCTCACGCAGAATATCCTTGTCAGGGGCGTTATCCCACGGGTTGTTCCATTCCGACTCGCTGCCTAGTTCACCGGTGAAGGTGTCGGAGGTGAGCCAGATTTGACCGACGTTCGATACGCTGGCACGTCGCAGCACCTGTTTGGCCTGTTCCACGTCGGTCACGTTGTGGACAGCGTGCCAGAACCGCAAGGGGTTTTGGCCACGATAGTGGCCGGGGCAAATAGTCTCATCGTCGATGTAGCGCTGTGCTGACTGCTCAAAGGCCATGATGGTATCCGCCGCGCCTAACATGCCCTCCACGGTGTTGCCGCCTGGGTTAGCGACCACATAGAACGCGGGGCCGTATTTCTTGCGGAGTTCCTGGTACAGAGTGACATAGCCCTGTACCTTCGACTCTTGAGC